GGGCAATGATCCGTTCCTAGCGGAACAGCGCTCCGCTCATGCGGAGCGAGTGCTCTGTTTTTGCGGAATATGCAAGCGTATTGGTGCGGATGAGCTGATACAGAAAACTTTTAAGAAATATAATGTGCGTTTTATTGCAATATCGGAAGGGTATGATAGCCTGACTGCCAGTAGCAGTGAGACGCATACGATCATTCCTTTCAAGAACCTGCTGAATGAGCAGTATAACGGTGATACGTCCATGAAGGTTCGTACCAGTCAGGGCATTTTGAGAAGAAATGGGCTGTTTATCGGCGCATTTGCACCATATGGTTATCAAAAGGCAGAGGATAATAAGAATCATCTGGTGCCGGATCCTTATGCAGCCGGTGTGGTTCAGGGGATATTTGCAAAGAAGCTTTCGGGAATGAGTGCATCAGGAATTGCAAAGATTCTTAACAAGAATTGCGTGCTTGCACCATCGGAATATAAGGCAAAATGTGGAGAAAAATACAGCACCAGTTTTAAAGGCGCAGGACAGTCAAAATGGTCTGCCCAGACAGTATCAAGGATTCTTAAGAATGTGGTGTATATCGGAACATTGGCACAGGGAAAGCGGACAACCGTCAGTCACAAGGTTAAGAAGGAAATAGCAGTACCGGAATGTGACTGGGTGGTAGTGGAGAATGCACATGAAGCAATTATCAGCAGGATGGATTTTGATGCAGTACAGGTTCTGATGAGTCGGGATACCATAGCAGTTGCTGGAAAAAACGAATCATATATGTATGCGGGAATTTTATATTGTGGTGATTGTGGCAGCAGTATGGTTCATCGCAAGGAGTCATACAAGGGCAGGGAATATATCAACTATATCTGTTCTAATTATAACCGGAACGGTAAAGATGCCTGCAGTCGTCACTGCATTCGTGAGGAGGACCTGAATCAGATTGTGCTGGGAGAATTGCAGGGATATATCAACAGTATGTGTGACTGTGAAAAGGTACTGGCGCATCTGGATGAGCTGAATGTGAATTATGATGAGGCCGTTGCCCATGATAAAGAGATTGTTGCCCTGAAGCAGGAGCTTACAAAATGCTCTGCATTTAAGGCTTCCCTCTATCAGGATTTGCGTGATGAGATTATCAGCAAGGAGCAGTTTACAAGGTACCGCGAGGAGTTTTCGGCAAAAGAGAGGGAACTTGAACAGGCAATCAGAGAGCAGGAGACAATCATCCGCGATATATATGAAAATGGAATTGCTGTGGCAAAGGACCTGGAGCAGTTTCGTGAAGGTCTGGTGATTGGAAATCTGGATCGTGTGGCACTGGTTTCATTTATTGACAGGATTCTGATTTATGATGATTTCAGGGTGGAAATTGTGTTCAAGTATCGTCAGGAGATGGAAAAGGTTGCCAGATTGTTTGATGTCGCAAATGAGAAGAATGCGGAGCCTGTGTACACCATGGTAGATGGTTTGCCAGTGTTGGAGCTTAAGGAGGCGGTGTAAATGGCGAGAACGAAGAATAGATTTAATGCAGTTCAGATACCAGAACCGGCAACAGCTGATATACCTGCAAAGCAAAGAAAATCCTTTCGCGTTGCACTTTATGCCAGATTGTCGGTGGAACTGAAATCAAGACCGTCGGAGTCCATAGCCAACCAGCTGAGTATTTTAAGAGAATTTATCAGGGATAAGGCTGAATTTATAGAATATCAAGAGTATGTTGACAGTGCAGTGTCGGGAACCAGTTTTGACAGACCTGCATTCGGGCAGATGATGGATGATGTCAGGGAGGGGAAAATCAGTTGCATTATTGTAAAGGATATGTCCCGTTTTGGCAGGGATTATATCGAAGCCAGCAATTATATTGAAACGATATTTCCGTTTCTTGGGGTACGTTTTATATCGGTAAGTGATCATTTTGACACAGAGGCAGAATTTAACCAAAATAAGGCACTGGAAATTGCATTGAAAAATCTGGTGAATGATATGTATGCCAAGGATATTTCAAAGCGTGTTTCAGTTAGTCGCAGGCTTGATATGGAAAGGGGCAAATTTACCGGAAGCAATGCACCATATGGTTATAAGGTGGATAGTGGGGATGCACTTCGTAAGTATGTGATAGACAGGGCTGCGGCGGCAGTTGTCCGCCAAATTTTTGAACTGGCAGCAGATGGAGTGACACTTAGGGAGATTGCGAAAGCACTTCAGGAGTATCGCATTGCATTACCGGGAGATTATCTGAAAACAGGGAATCTCTATGTGGAGGAAGGTGCAGAGGCAAAGGCATGGTATCCCGGTACGATTTCCAACATCCTGAAAAATCAGGCTTATATTGGAAACATGGTACAGGGGAAAAGACGTACCAGTCTGTATGATAATGAGGCAAGGCATGCTACGGATGAAAACGATTGGATTGTGGTTGAAAATACCCATGAAGCGATTGTGGATAAGGAACTGTTTAACAAGGTAAGAGCTGTTATGGATAAGAAGGTGGAAGAAAGCATTTTTACCTCTGACAGGGGAAAGAATCTGCCGATAAAAGAGGATATTTTTGCAGGAATTTTATTCTGTGGAAATTGTGGCAGAAGAATTCCTTTAGCTTCCAGAATCCTGGAAAAGGATGGAGTGTTGGAGCGTCAGTATTTTTATTCCTGCAGATACAATTATGATTTTGGTGGGAAACAGTGTGGCTGTACCATCATGGAGCAGGATCTTATAAAGGTGGTGCATAACCTGCTTACAACTCAAATTGCAGTACTGACCGACAGTGCCAGGACGGAGGCTTCCATGCGAGGCGTGATGGACAGGGAACTGAAAAATCATGACATGCGGATTCAGAAGATTCAGAAGCAGATTGACAGGAAAAATTACGAAGAAAGCAAAGAGTATCAGTCTTATGTTACGGGAGAGATTACTAAGGCTGATTTCAAGTGCAGGCAGGAGAAAAACGCTGATGCCATAATGAGACTTCGGGGACAGATATCGGATGAAGAGGCAAGCCGCAGGCGTGTGAAGAGATTTTGTGAGAAGAAGATACAATGGCTGAAAGCAATTTATCGTTTTCAAAGTGAGGTCACACTGGATAAAAATATGATTAAAATACTGGTCGACAGTATTTACCTGTATCCGGGTAAGAGGCTGGTAATTAACCTGAATTTTAAAGATGAGTATGCCAGGATGGCAGACGGAGAGGAGATTTAAAATGGAGCAGATAGCAATATATTTGAGATTATCAAAGGAAGATGAATTTGTAAAAGATGAGAGCAACAGTATTATCAATCAGCGTGCTTTTATCCGTGGATTTATTAATAAAAATAAGGAACTTCGCAAAATGAGTGTGGTTGAGTTTGTGGATGATGGCTATTCGGGTAAAAATATGGACCGCCCGGATATGCAGAGAATGCTGGAACTGGTGAAAAGAAAGCAGATTTCATGCGTTATTGTAAAGGATTTTTCCAGATTTTCCAGAGATCATATCGAGCAGGGAAAGTATATTGAACAAATATTTCCTTTTATGGGTGTGCGATTTATTGCCATAAATGATAATTATGACAGCGCAGATTACGTGGGTGGTATCGGTGAGATTGATGTTGCATTTAAGGGAATCCTGTATGATTTCTTCAGCGAGGAGCAGTCTTCCAAAGTATCATTGACACTTGATACAAAGCGTGGCAATGGTAAGTATATAGCTACTTATGCTCCTTATGGCTATGTGAAAAGTCCGGAGGACAAGCATAAGTTGGTTGTGGATGAGTTTGCCAGTCAGATTGTAAAGCGCATTTTCAAAGAGTTTCTGTCTGGAAAATCTATGTACAAAATTTCAGAAGGACTGAACCGGGATGGAATAGATACGCCGGGCGTGTATATTGCCATGCAAGTAGGAAGTGAAAAGCAACTTGCCAGATATCGTGAGAAAAAGCCTCTCTGGAATAATGTTGCAATAGGAAGAATCCTCGGAAATGAGCAATATACCGGCACGATGATTTACAGCCGCTTCAAGATTGAGAATGTTGGCGATAAACATGCAAAAGCACTTCCAGCGGATGAATGGAAGCGTGTGGAAAATTGTCACGAAGCAATTATAAGCAAGGAGAATTTTGAAAAAGTAGCTGCCATGCGAAAAGAAAATACATGTGCCAGTGCCAAAAGAAAGCATGAAACACATTGCCTGACTGGTAAAATGATCTGTGGTAACTGTGGGCATCGCCTGTCCCATACTTATGCCGGACGACCGAAGTATTATTGTGCAAATCATTATCTGGACAAGACTGATGAAAAATGCAATATCAGTGTGCTGGATGTGGATATGGAGAGCGTTGTGAAGAAAGCACTTCAGATGATGATTGATGTCCTGGTAGATTCCAGAAATGTTGTGGATATGCAACGGGAGAAACAGGCAGAACGATTAAAGCAGGCAGAGAAGCATCTTTCAGATATGGAGCATAGCCGTGAACTGATCGAAAAGGACCTGCGTGAAGCTTATGAAAGTTACAAGCTTGGCATGACGGATAAGGAAACATATTTGGAACAACGTAAGACATATGAGCAGATGCTGGCGAGCTTGCAGGAGAATATCGAAAAGCAGAGGGCAGCAGTTACCAAAATGGCAGATGTGGATGTGCCAGAAGTGGCAGGCCTGGAGATGCTGGAAGGAAAGTTGAAATTGACGGGACTTAACAGGGAAATGGTGGATGCTTTTGTGGAGGAGATTGTCGTGTATGCTAAGGATAGGGTGGAGATAAAGTGGAAGTTTAAGGATGAGTTTGGGGAGGTGGGAAAGGTCGAAAAAGATAGAATATTTGGTGGAGCAGATGGAAGTGGGGTGGTATAATTAACATTGGTATAGTATTTTTGCTTATGTATGGTTTCGTTTTGGAGGGTAAAATATGCAAGGAACAAGATTAAAAGAAAAAGTGAATATATTTATTAGTTCTAATTGTGGTGGAAGGTACACATTAGTTAGGGAAGCATTAAGATTGTTGCTTTTGGAAACAGGAATGTGTGAAGTTTATATGTTTGAGGAAGAAGGGGCAACAACAAGTGATGTTGTCTCATCATATATGAGAAGACTTGAACGATCCGACATTATTGTCTTTCTCATCGATAATAAAGACGGAATTGGCGAAGGTACAATGAAAGAGGTAAAGAGAGGAAGGGAATTAAAAAAGAAAAGCTTATTTTTATTTTGCGATGAGAATGAAAAGGAAGCAACGGAACTACAGAAAGAAATAATAGGCATGCCGAATGGAGAAAAATTCAAAGTGATTTCCCAGTTTGCTAAGTTTCCTGAAATTGCATATGAAAGTGTGATAAACGATATTATTGACACATATCTGAGTTATTGCAATGCAAAGGTTGCACGTATTGAAGCTGAAACAGATAGTGCTAATCCTGTTGAGAACACAGTGGGCGATATTCGAACAATATTGAATAAAGATGCTTTTAAGGGCTGTAATTATACTAAATGGTTGTTAAATAGTGAAGTCATTATTGGACGAGATTATCCTAAAAAAATAGATACTTTTGATAGACTTTGCGGTGAGTTGTTAGAGGTTATTCTGGGAAACAAAGCCGTAGAAGATATTGACTTTGATGGAATAAAAAAATATGTCAAGGATATGCATGAACCGGGGAATTTGCAAAAAGCAATAATATATAGATTGGACGCAATGGAATCGTATTGGAACGGTGAAATAAACAAAGCAATATCTTATTTAGTTAAAGCACTGAATATTGCTTTGGGAACAAAAAAAATCCCACGATGGTTTATAAATGACATTGCAATTGATTTAAGAAATATGAATGTTATTATCAATCAAGAGCGTAATGTTATAGAGTATTCTCCACAGGGGCAAGATGTTATAAATGAAAGTGACGAACCAGTTTTCTTTCCTGTAGTAGACAGATTTTCTTCCAATTTTTATGAAAATGTGGCAAAAGGAATGTTGGAGAATGCAATCGAGTCACCATTTACAATTAGATTTGGTGGTGTTGATTATATATTAGATCAAATTGTAGATATTTATGTTGCAGCCTTATTATATGGTTCGATAGTGCATACTAGTGTACTGACATATTGATATTTAGTTAAATATTTCTGGCTGTTATTGCCGTTTTATGGTACAATAAAAGAAACGGCGGTGATATCCTATGGCAAGACCAAAAAAGTACAAAATCAAACTTACGGATGATGAATTAAAAGAATTTAAATCTGTCATCCGAAAAAATAAAACATCCAAAACAATCCGATGCAGATGCCAGATTATTATTGACCTGGATGAGTCCCACGGAAAAGTATTGACTCATGAGCAGTCTGCAAAATCAAATGGTGTATGTCTGGCAACAGTAACCAATACTGTGAAAAAATATTTTGAGGGTGGTATTGATGCAGTAACTGAGTTTAAGCGTAATGTTAATTCTGATAATGCAAGGCGTGTGCTCGATGGACGTGCTGAAGCCCGTATCATTGAACTTGCCTGTGGTCCGGTGCCGGAAGGACATTCAAGGTGGACCATCCGGCTGCTGGAAGAGAAATCAAAAATTGTTCTTGATACTCCGGTCAGCCGTGAGGCAATCCGAAGAGCCTTAAAAAAAACAAACTTCGACCTCACAAAAACGACTACTGGTGCATCCCCAAAAAAGATGATGCCGAATTTATAGCATGTATGGAAGATGTCCTTGATGTATATGAACTCCCATACAATCCTGAAAGACCAGTTGTATGCATGGACGAAAAGCCTTACCAGTTACTGGGCGATGCAAGGAAACCACTGCCCATGCGTCCGGGTGACAATCAGAAAACAGATTCGGAATATGTCAGGAATGGTACCTGCAGCATATTTGCTTTTGTCGAACCGCTTGGAGGCACTCATCATGTCAGCGTGCGAGAACAACGTACTGCCTTTGACTGGGCAGAAGAGATAAAATATCTCGTTGATGTCATGTATCCTGATGCAGAAAAAGTAATTCTTGTTATGGATAACCTTAACACCCATAAAACGGCGTCCTTGTATAAAAGGTATCCAGCAGATGAGGCAAGACGAATTATCAAGCGTTTGGAAATTCACTATACACCCAAACATGGAAGCTGGCTTGACATTGCAGAAATAGAACTGAATGTAATGACCAGACAGTGTTTGTCACGAAGGATTGAAAACATTGCAAAACTTCGTGGAGAGTTAGCTGCGTGGGAAGTCGAGCGTAATACAGTCGCAGCAAAAGTTAATTGGCAGTTCCGAACTGCCGATGCAAGAGTGAAGTTGAGTTCATTGTATCCTATGTTTACAACAGCTTCCGAATAGGAAGTTGTTGTAATGCTAAAAATCAATGTGCCAATACACTAGTATGATTAGAGAAAAAACCGTATCTTATCTTCAAGGACTTTGTTTACAATATAGGGACCATAAGATTTTAGTTACGACAATTAAATTATTATTGATAGTGGGAGATGAAAAGAAATTATCAAAGTTTATAGAAGCATATGGTATCTGTACTGATAATGTGACCTCAGAAGATGTAAGCGATTGGATAGAGGCTGTGTCAAGGATAAAAATCAAATATCAGGGATTTCGCTTTTAACTTTTTTATCTATGCATTTTTATAAATAATCCAGTTATCAGCATTCCATCTGCGGTTACCCTTCGTTCCTAGTCAATACGCGCAAAATTCCCCCTGCTTTTTCCC